CTTTGAATCTCCGCGTGTATATGCCATATTATTTCACCTCTTTTTCTATATTTTTTATGTATAGGGGGCGTTTCCTCAATACTTATTATACAGGAGTTTTATAGATAGTCTTCTAAGGACTTTGTGTAGTGATATTTCATATCAATAATAAATTCACTTATGTAGTATGGCCTTGAACTGAGGTCTCTTACGTTTCCAGGGTCCGTAGGCATGGACTCAGACAACTGAAAAACCCTTAAGCTGTGAAAATAAATAGGATACTTTACACTTCCACCATTGTTCCTTATCCAATTATTAACATCTTTTCCAACATCGTCCTGTCTATCAAGGATCTGTTGTATTGCTGAGCCCCAAATAAAAGAATCCTGTTCTTTTGCCTTTAGGTGGTACTTAATCTCCTCGCATTTTATTGGATAAAATGGATCTTTCATTGCCTTAAACATTCTATCGTAAATAACGTATGATTTATTTTCCCACCCCTTTTTACCCGAATTCGAGTCACCTAGTGGAAAAAATGGAATAGTTGTCCCATAGTTTTTTGATTGTGTGAGTGTTGGCTCTATTAGTTTCATGACACTCCACAAGTAATTGTTTACTATAATAGGAGCTATACCAAAATCAGAAAGACCCATTACATTTCAGCCCCTTTAACCCTAAAGTATCTTCTTCCAGCAGCAACGCCAATAGATCTTCCATTAGACCTTGCTCCCTGTGGAAAGAAAATTGCAAATTCTGAAGGAGTGCTTAAGTCTTTTAGTATTTTTTCAAAAATAGACGCTGTGAAGTATTGCTGGAAGAACTCATCAACGACTGATCCAAAGCTTCCTGCAACTGCATCTCCGCCTGGATTTGCAATATATATAGACTTTGTTGTAAAAATGACCTCTCCCTCATCTTCAAACCTTAACACTGAGGAGTTTTTTGGACTTACTATAACGGATATCTTATTCTCCATTACGTTTGCCTTATCATAAAAAATACTATTTGATCCTGGTGGTGTAGATTTTGATGACAGGAACCCCCCATCAAAAGATATAAAAGTTTTTCCCGCATTTACAGAAAACTTAAACAGCCTTGCACTCTTATCTCCAACCCTTTCCCACTCATAAACATGATGCAGTGTTCCTGGATTCATTCTTGCTTTTTGGTCTATGTACTCTCCAAGGGCCTCTGCTGTTATACCCCCCAGTATTCTGTTGAAGTTTATTCTTTCTATCTCCACCCCCTCTAAAAATCCATTACTGTATGCAATGGTATTTCTTAAGGTTTTTTGAAGCATTAGGCTATCGATCCTTACATTAATCACCGTTTATCTCCTGTTGATCTGACCTAGTAAGATATACCTTATAGTATTCTATATCATTCCAAGGGTTTACATATGGATTTACAGACATAATGTCAAAGACTGTGGGATCTCCAGACCTTACGCCAGAAGATTCGGTATAAAAGATAGTCCCAGTTTTTGCATCTCTAATGTTTGTCAACAGAATGCTTGTTATAGGATAATCTATCCCCTCTATTGATCTTCTTGGATCTACCATCGTTCTCCCGATAAGCTTGTCCTCATATTCAAAAAATGTTCCAGGATGTAGGGAGTCTTTATTTGCTGCCCCAATTGTTTCCATGTACCCCAAAAGTGTTTGGTTTAGTTGCCAATCTTTAACCTCTGCACCAAACGAATCCTGGGTCTCTGTAGAATAATAAACATCTATGTTCATAGAGTAAAATATTCCTGGATCACAAGTCAACTAGAGCACTCCCATCCTAGAGATTGGAATAGAATACCTCTGTATGATCTTGTCCACAATGAGGTTTCCAGAACCACTTGATGCGAGATCTCCATACTTTACTCTAAACTGATCTGTTTCATATTCCGTTACATACCTTTTGACATAATCAAGTCTCCCACACTTAATGTCATCAATAAGAAGCCTAGCTGCCTCTTTTATTTCTTGTGGGACAACTGCGTACCCCCATTCTCCGTAAATGGTATAGTTAAACCCTTTACTAAAAAATGAACTTCCTCTAAGTTCGGTTAGTGCTAAAACCTGGTCGTAGTTGTCTCCATAAAGCATAAAGGAGTCTGAGGGTGCGACGGGTAGGCTGACAGGTTTAGAGACTGCTTTGTTGTACTCACCAGTTATGCTGACAGTCAAAGCTGTTTTGTCTGGACTAAGAAGATAGGTATACTGTCCAGTAATTGGGGTCAGTCTGTCATATATCTTAACGTTGTTCTGATAAACATAGTTTACCCTATTTGCTCTTTTTGGCAGAGGAAGATAGTCTGCTCCAAGACCTGATATCTCAACTGGCCCCAGCTCGTAGTAGAATCCACCAACAAGTGTGTCAATAATGAACCTTGCTGTTTTTTCTAATTCAGCATATTCTGCTGTGTCACAGTCTGTGCCCTCAGCAAGGGTTATGGGGTTGATGTATGGCCTATAAACGTAAAGTGTATCTATTACTACCGTTTCGTCTGCCAACCCCTCTGCGTCTATTGTGTAGATGTACAGTGGATATGTCTCGTCATATTTTTGAAATGCTGCTGGCAGCGTATAGGAAATTACCCCGCTTGCGCTAGAAGCAATCACGCTAGAGTAAAGGGTTTCACCATAACCGCTATATATCTCTAGCATATAATTTGTTGAAGCACTGAGCTCTTTATAGCTTAATGAAAAAATAAATGGTGTTTGACGTAGTAGATCCATGGCTTACATGCCGTAATGCGTTGCTAATTCTTCGGGATCTGCTTTTCTAATTCCCTTTCGGGTTAGCCACATTTCGGCTTCCTCCTTTTTTACAATGTTATATCCTTTAGAAATTCTACCAATTCCCTGCCAATTCATATTCTTATCTGAGTGAATTGCAGTATCTTTATCCCCTGGTTTTGGCGTGGTTGATTCTGGATTAAACACTTTATCTTTAAAGTTGTCTGCCGTTGCAGTGGAAATAATTCCACTTTCATCTGTCTTGCTGGCAGACTTTGGAGGTTCTCTATTTGGATTGACTTTATCTGATCCGATCACACTCATTTGAGCATCAACTCCAAGCAGGGCTGAAACAATTTTTGTTTTTGTTTTTGCTCCACTAAGATCAATACCATTTTCTTTGGCATAGCTTTTAAGTTCAACAACAGTCATTTTATTAAATTCCGACATTTTTTACACCTTTCCTTAACCCAATTATATCAGAGTCCAGTTGCGACAATACGTTATTTAGAACTACTATAGCATATTAAATGCAAAAGGAGGTGGCGTTAGCCACCCCCCTGCATTTATTATTGTGGTTAGATTAAGACGAAACGTCTCCTTGAGCATCAGCGAATGCTACTGCATCAAGCTCTTCCCATGTAATACCAAGACGAACGAATACTGTGTATTCGATTGTGTCTTTTTTAGCCTTGTATTCACGGTTTACTGTGATATCTCTTTGGAATCCCCATACACGGTTCTGTGGGAATGTCAAATCGACATAATCAACAGGGTAGTAAGGAACTTCCATGACATCGATACCGAGAACGCGGGTAACGCCAGCGTTACCAACAGTCTGTCCTACTCCGCTTAGGTAGTCATCACGGCGAGCAGGGGTACCAGCAACTCTTGGATCAAATGCTGCTGCGATTGCATCAGCTAGAGTTCCGTTGTTTGCAACGATTCCTGCGAACGAGTCTGTACCTGCATAGAACTTAAGATTGCTCTTAACTGCACGATACTTACGCGGCAAAGCATAAATGATTTGCTGCATTTTCTCTGGGGTCCATGCATTAGCTGCGACAGAAATTACTGCCTCATGAGCATCTCCACTTGTAGTAACCTGGTTTACAAATCCATCCATAATTCCTAGGAATGGGTCTGCACCACCGTCACCATTAATTGCCAAGTCTTCGATGTCGTTTGCAAAAGCACTTGTCATCATTCGAACTAGATGATCTTCAAGAGCTCCACCTTCGATATTATCTTCCAGTGACTCTGTTGAAACTTCCCAATCCAGACGGATCTTCTTTGTCGTTAGCTCAACCTTTGTGAAAGTTGCTCCAGCGTTAGTGTACGTTCCCAATGCCTGAGATGCTGCGCGAATTACGCGCTCTCCAACGTTAACCTTTTCGATTTCCATCGTATTGGCTCTCATTGTGACCCTGCGGCCATCCTTGGCAAGAACTGTTGCGTCCCAGACGTAATCAATAAATCGATTAGCTTGTTCTGGGTTAAGAATTCCACCAGCGACTCCTGTTGGGTTTACGGCGTTGGGACCTGTAGTTACTCCATAGCTAGCGAGGGGGATATTTCCCACTGCACCTGCTGCTGGATCAGTTACTCCTCCAATTCCACCCGATGCTACTGAACCTTGACCCTGGTAAAGACCGGGGTTGTCGTGTCCATATTGACCAGATCCGCTTGGTTGATTCTTTTCGATTGTAGTGTCTTCATTTTCTTCTGACATTGTTTTTCACCTCCATTATTTCTTTTATTTTTAGTTAAATAGGTCGGACTTCGTGAGGAAACGACCGCCCCATAGGGCTTTCTGAGCCTTTTCAAAAATTGGCTCCTGCACGACCTCTCCAAGGTCGCCAGACTTGCGGAAAGCAGTATCTTTTTCTACTGCATCTACTCGCTTTCCAAAATCATTTTTTACTGATTCAACATCACTTCTGACACCAGTTACTGTCTTATTGAGTTCTTCTACCTTCTCATTAAGAGACTTGATCGTGTCAGCAAGCAGGTTGAATGTAGAGTGGATTTCATCAACAAGTGCCTTTGTTGGCTCCAACTTATCGTCATCGCCTTCTTCAGAACTCACTTCTTCTTCCTCGTCAGTAGAATTCTTTTCCATTTCCTCTGAGACCTTTTCAGTGTCCTCTTCAGGCACCTCATCCTCAACTATTGATTTTTCAACTTCAGATTCATGGGACTCTTCTACTTCTGATTCAATAGATTTTTCCACAACAACTTCTGCTGCTGCTTCTTCTGCATCTTCTGTTTTAATTTCATCGTTATTCATTTTGCTTACCTCCTTTGCATCTTTTTTGACAGTAGAAAGAATAGACTTCACTACTTCTGCCTTTTGTGCGTCATTAGTCTCAACGAAACCAATATTACTCATATTCTTATCGCATCTAGGACAGTCTGATGAATTTTCAGAGCTTAGCTGAACTACATTATCATCGTTACACCAAAATACGTTTTCAATGAGAGCTTTTAAGAGATACCCCCCTGTATTATTCTTTTCAATACTAATTACATTAGCGTATTGATTAGCGGGATTGTCTACAAGAGAAAGTTCAAAGAGATCATACTCTTTAATTGTCCTTACGGACTTATCTATTTCCTCGTTGTAGTTATCTTCATAGTCTTTTACTTTCCCCCCGATTGAGAAGCCTGTAAGGGTTCCATCCAACACCTTTTCCCATGTGTCCTGGGCACCCTTGCTAACATATGTAGAAACAAATATTCCGTTATAAGATTTATCTGTTTCTGGGTCATAAAAGGTATCCTGCTTGAATGAAATAAGCTTTCCTACAGCCTTTTTTTCATCATGCATCTCCCTGATATTATTCCTAAAACCGCTAAATGCTCCAGCAGATGCCTCTGCTGTTACTATGTCCCCTTGACGATCTATGGAATCCATGGTTGCCCAGCCAGATACCGTTCTTTTTTCTATATCTATCTTTGTAAAGGGCATAGACATCTTAAGATCTCTATTCTCAACATTAAAGTTAGCTTTATTTATTGTAGACATATTATTTATATTATAACAGTATTTTTATAAAACTGTTATAATCCCTTCCTTCCTTCTCCCTGAGCGTTTCTACCAGTTGTTGTGGTAACGCTGTCAGAGTTATTACTTGTTCTTTCAGAATCTCTTTCTCTGTTTTGAGCAGTGTTCGCTCTTTCATCTGAAGCCTGCCTTGCAGATAGCTCAAGGGGCTTGCCGCCAGTACCGTCTGGTCTTGATGGCATATTGATCTTTTCCCTTGCCTCGTCTGGTAGAAGTATCTGAGTTTTAACAAATCTTTCAAGAATCTGAGACTGGGCCATTTCGTCAGTAAGGGTGAGTTCGTTAAACTTAAGGTCAATCAGATCAGTCTTAGTTTTTATAATCTTTGACACTATCTTCTCAACGTATCTTTGTGCTGGACGAGTTACTTGCTCCTTGAATGTTCGATCTTGTGCCATTGCTGCTGCCAGTCCACCAGAGTCTACCCCTCCCAGTTTGGATAGGGGCACTTGGTGAGCCATTAAAATATCATTACGATTCTTTTCACGGTATGAATCAAATGATGCCTCTTGCACGTTTGCTTCAATGGGCATCATCTCAAACTCTATCTTATTTCCTTCTTGATCTGGAGGAAGTGGAACATAGAGAGTTCTGTGATTTTGTCCTTTTAGTCCCGTTTGTAGGAACCTAAACAGTCTATCTTCTGATTCTGCATCTAGTCTAGCCCCCTTCACAACAACAATGTATCTTGGAACAGCCTTGTTCTCAAAGTAGTCAATGTTGTATTGTGATGCCAACTGGTCTCCCTTAAGAGACAGGTATGCAGAAATAATATCTGGTACCCCGTAAAAAGTGTTTAGTGGAGAGTATGACTTAAAATGAATAACTTCGTTTGGGCGGGGGTCGACTGTAATTGGATTTGGATTTATTGCATTAAAGTTACGGAAGTAAACAACCTTACCGCTAATAATTTGAGTAAACCCATCTCTTAGTCTACGAACCCTCATTGTTGTTGCTGGAATGTGTCCAATGTAACCAATTTCTCCCGTTACGGATCTTCCAACTTCCAGGTATGCATTACCAACTGATTCTAAGTCAATGTCAATCTTTTCCATTGTTGTAATAAAGCTGTCGTCATCATTAAGGCTTTCAGTCCACTCCATTGCATCCCCCTTGATGCGCTCTAGTCTTTTCTTGGCCTTAAGTCTGGCACTTTCGCTCTCTATATTCTCCATACGAAGAATAACGTCTTTCGCTGTTTCGAATCTGTACCCAAGACCGACCGTATTTGATACCTTTGCATCAATTGCGGCATGGTTGGCGAAGTTGGTATCATAAAAATTTGCAAGTTCATACAAGTTGTATGGAGGGGTGATTACGTCAAAAAGTCCGTACCCATTTCTAAAAACTTCTCCTGGATTTAGTTGTTTTGATTCTGCATCGTCTATTCCTCTTGCCCTTACTCCAGCAGTATTTGCATAGGGGTCGGCCACACGACCATCGGCGGCAATAGGAATGTTTATAGATTTTTCAAGTTTGTTTTCTACTCTAGTTGTTCTTCTTTTAAAATTTGTGTTTAGTCCATCAAGAACTTTTAGTTCGTCCCACGACTTGTTGAAAATATCCTTTTCTGAGAAGGTTGTGTCCATCTCAACCTCGTCGGAGTATTTAATGACAATTCTTTGCTCTTCCATTACCCTTGATCTCCATGTCTCTTTAAAGTTTGTTGTGCATCATATACCGCACCCATATCGTTTACATTTGGAATTAATCCACTTTTCATCCTGTTCATCTGTTCTTCATATTCGTCTTCTGTGGCCCTTTTGATTCCTGCATAGAACCAAGGACTTCCTTCTGGCTGGCCGTAATGTTCTGCAGACTTTCTGAGTTCTGAGATTTTTGAAATATCATTCCTCATTGAGGGGATGTTCAACATGTTTCCTTCGCCATCAGCAAACAGGTGTCCTGTGGGAAGTCTCCAAAAATACAGCCCCCAATCATATGCCTTATCAATTACGGTGGCCTTAGATTTGCCAATTTGTGATTTTTTTGTATTACTCATGGTTAGATTATACCAGACTATGCTGGTTTATTGACCAAGCTTAACCACGTTTGATCAGCAAACACGGAAAAGTTGTCACTAATAAATGAAATTCCAGTGTTGTCGTCTATTGTGACAATGTTTGTTCCCATATAAGTCTTATATATTTCTTTTGGGGTAATATTAAACTCTTGGCTCTCTCCAGATACATAGATGTCTTTCCACTTATTTGGGCTGATTAGAGTTCCATTCTGATCATACCAATACTCCCAATCAACAATGTTCGATGGAATATGATCCTGACCCCCATATAGAATTTCCTGCCAAGTTCTTGGAATTATTACGGTGGCCTGATTAAGTCCAGTTGACTTGAAGAAGGATACGTTGTTGTATGTACACCCAGACAACAAGTTTAGTGACCCCGTATATCCACCTATTTCTGCGGGGGTATCAAACAGAACGGCTACGGAACTCCATTCATTTTTAGATAGGTATGGATTTATTGTTTTAATTCCATTTTGGTAGAATGTTATTCCAGAATATTCAATCTTTGTTGCTTGGTCTCTTGCCAATAACTTAAACCTTGTCGCCGTTTCGTCTGGATCTACAACAAACTCCACAACCACATCCTGGTACAGTAAATTAAATATAGCCTGAGATGTTTCTATTGCTTGAAATTGATCATACTTTAAGAATAGTTGAAATGCGCCCAACAGATAGTTTTCTGATTTAGAGTTATTTATCGGTACCGAAACCCCATACTCTTTTTCTGGGCTCCTTTCGAGAACCCTGATGCCACTATTTTCTGTAATGTATAAGTATGGAAGGTTGTCCTTGTTTATCATTACTGGGTTTTTTGATTTTCCACTATAATAAATTCCACTCTTTACATATGGATACACGGGGGTTCCCGTTTTTGTTCCGATTGGAGTTAGTCCGTTTTCATCAAGTGCTCTAGAAGTAATCTCTAGATTTTTAACCTTTAGGGGGTTGCTAAGAATACCCTCCTGTTGGACCGTCAAGTGAACAACCATTGCTACGGTTTTAAAGTTAATATTCTTTGGGGGGTATATGATGGTTCCATCAATTATTCCAAATTTTGTCTTATAGGCTTTATATGGATCTAGGTTTGTATTTTGCTCATTAGCATAAACAGTATAAGAGTCTGTTAGGTTCTTTGAATAAGTAAAGTTTTCTAGAGGTTCGTTGGCTCCCTCTGCAAGCAACTGAAAGGTTGCATACGCATCAAGAGATGATTGCGTTGTATCAATCTGATACTCTGTTGTGATATTTGATGCTAAATCTGAATAAATTACATATCCACTTAAGACAGCATTGTCTAATATGTCATAGCTTCTCTGAACTGGACTGTTATATGCATCAAACAGTTCTTGGTACGTCCAGTCGGGGTTGTCGGTAGTTACTGCTACAACTTCTATTAAAGATGGGTATCCGAAGTTAAACTGTAGATAATCTAAGTCATAGGCTTTTGACCCATCCCTTTGTGTAATATATGAGGCAAAGTATGACAGGGGGAAATACTCTTCCCAACTAGAGGATACGGAGATATCTAGGAAATATGTTCCATATCTAGAAAGTGGGGCGAGCGTGTATGATGCATAGTGTTGCTCTACTAGATCTGGGTCTGCGTTATCTGCAATTCCATTTGATTGGAAATGCTCAGATATCTGAGAGAAGTTTTGCTGATCTGTAAATCCAATCCTATATATCTTCCCCTCAAAGGTGGTGGTTCCGTTCCCACCAATAAACATGCTGAGAACTTTTGGTGCCCCGAAAAATGATGAAAGTTCATAGTTAAAGCTATCGGAAAGGGTTGGGATGTTGAATCCCGCAATAAAGTGATCGTTTGCAACAGTAAAACCTGTTCCAGGTAGTTCCTGTCCATCAAAATGATATGTTACGTCGTAACCAGTTATATTAATTTCAAATCTTTTTCCGTTTAGGGTGTTTTCTATGTGAATCAGTGGTCTCGTTCCTGCTACCTCATAATCCACCTCAAATACTCCATATATTGTGCTCAGTGGGCTTGCTAGGAAAGTGAGATTTTGAAAGTTTAAATAGCACTGCTCTGTCCAGTTTGTCCCACTTACTGGCTCCCAGATGGAACTTTCAATGTTTGGCCTAAAGGTAAAGAATAATGAATGGTGGGGGGGATACAGAAGAGTGTTTAGGCTTTTGTTGTCTTCGTACCACTCGTCTACCCCCCTACCACCAAGATATATTTCTGGTAGTGCATAGTCTGGAACAGAAAGGGAGTTTGTCGTTGCAGTCATGTTGTTGTAGTTTCCTGCGTCCCACCTCTCCATGTCTGGATAAACTCTGTTGGCGGTATAGTTTGAGTTTGAGAAGTTTACGATTGCCTCTTCGCCATCAAAGGCATTGTTTATTATTTCTAGTGGGTCTACGCCCTGCCCCCAGACAAACCTTTTTCTGGAAAGTTGAAGCGGTATCGCGTATGGAAAAATAGAAACACAATCTATTTCCATCATATCTATATCTGAATAACTATATACCCCTATCCAGCTTCCCGTAGAAAGACTTATGGTTTCCTTATCAATAACTATCTGACCAACCTGCTCCCCATTGATCAGCATAGATATCGTGTCGTTCTTTATAGAGATGTGAACAACCATTGGCCTATACCAATTAGAAACGTTATGAGAAACAAATTTATTATCTACTACCAGGGTTATGAATCCTTCTGTGACATAGAGACCGTCGGTTGTGTTTGTTGGGCCAAGAATTCTTCTTGATTCCTTTGTTGATGGTCTAATTTTTAGCCAAAGCTCAAGGGTGTAGTTCTTGTGCCTTCCATTTTCTGTAAACATCGTCTTATTTGGGAAAATAAGAGAAGGCGTTCCGTCTGAAGATGGGAAAATCTTAGTCACATTCTCAGATCCAAAGATCATGGGAATTCCCTCATTTTTTGCCAGAAGCTTGCCAGACTCAACAACGTAGTAGGCATTGTCCGAAAGAACTCCATATTGATCTGCAGGAACAACAGAATTTGATAATCCAGAGGAGACTGGTGCGGCCTGTTTTGTTGCTCCTAGGCTTTCTGAAGATGTTGTTTCTGACCATTGACCTACCGTTATTCCGTTTAATATAAAGTTATAGTCTCCAGAAGATCCTCCGGTGTTTACTTTAGATCTAAAAAATACATGGCAGTAGTCTGCGTCAAACTCTTGAATTAAAAACGTATCCTGTAGATGAATCCATCCCTTTTGAGGTAGTGCGGCTATTGTGCTAAATACTTCAACCCAAGAAGAGGTTCCGTCATCATAATATTCATATCCGAAATCATACTCTGTTGCATAGATGGTCTCTTGGTATACATACATTCCTATAGAAAAAGTTTTTAATGTTTGGCTGGTGTCGCTAAATAAAAATAAATCTGGGCTTTTTGATTGAATTACTGTTCCGTTGGATGCTGGGACACTTCCCTGAATTCCCGCATAAATACTACTGCTAAAGGGCGATCCAAGATCTGGCAGGGTTAAGCTATCATCTGCCGTTCCATTTGTAACTGTCCACCCTACATAAGGAGCGTCGGCCTCAAATCTTCTTTGCGCGTCGGTTATTAGGGAGACATAGGAAACATCATCGTCTAATGGCCAAATGGCTAGGGGGTGTTCTGAATAAACCCTTGCTGCATACAAATTAGATATTACGCTCATTTACACTCCTTAGCTAATTATAGCAAAGAGTGTGCCAGATTCTTGTTGCCAATATAACATAGGTAGAGCGAGGTAGCCTCAAACACTACCCCGCCCATTATACCAACCTATTTAAGCAGAAACTAGGTCAACCACATCACACGAAGCAGCACCCGCTGAACATGCAAGCTCTTGCGAGCCAGTTGTGGTATCTTCTAGCTCATATAATGGCAAAGATCCCCAAGGAATTTCCTTTGGCATCTTAGATGATAAAACCTTGTATTCTTCTTGTGTAATCTCCTGATATGGTGCTTGCTTGTACGAATGCTCTGATGCTGGTAGAAAAGATACCCCACCAATAGAATCAAAGTTTTTGAATACCCAAGCACCAACATCTAGCCACTCATCTTCTTTTACGTTGATAGTTACAGAAGGATTGTGCTCTGTCCAGTGAGTCCTATATACCTTCCAAATTTCAAGATGGTCTATTGCTGAAATGTCTTTTGTGACTACTGCATTTTTTGGAGCCTTGATGGGGAAAGAAAAAATAGTAGTCATGTCTGGTTTCATTACGTCTGGTTCATTTGGAATGCCAAAATCCTTAAGAAATACAGTTAGTGGGTCTTTGTTGTCTGCCCGAACTGTACGAATGTAATACTCTGAATACCAGGGGTGAATTCCACTGGATACGCCCGCCAACTGCGAAACAGTTCCTGATGGCTTTACTGTGGTAATCGCAACAGATGGATTTATATTAAGAGCCTCTGCCTCTTTCCTATTAGACTCAACCGATGATTCACGAAGTCTGTCAAGCATCTCTGCAAGACCTTTGTGGACGGTACCAGTTAATGGATTACCAAAAATTCCTGTAAGAGACACGCCTAGGAGTCTTTCTTCTTCACAGTTGTCTTTCCACGACTTACGAATATACTTAAAGTTTGTTAGACTAGACTGCCAAGTTCCAATAATGGTGGCAATATTAATCTTTTCCTTTAGTGTTTCTTCTGTATCGTTTGCATCAACAACAACCTCTGTTAGGTTGCAGAATTCATTTGCACGAAGGAGGATTTCTCCACATCGTCTCATAGTGATTCCATTTGCACAAAGAATTCTTCTTTCATCTTCTTTAAGGCAGAAAACATCCTCATTTCCATCTGGATTTACACTTTTTACCGTTGCGTATGTGTTTTGCTTCCTTGATCTTGTAAATATTTTTTCAGCAAGTTCTTGTTTATATCCACCAAGGAATCCAACATGTTGAGAAAATTCATATGCATTTGCCATAACTACCAATTCAAAATTTTCTTTTGTAAAATACTTCTTTCCCCCCCCTTTACCGTCTGGCATCATTGTACTTTTTGCTGGACGGCGAGAATATACACTTGAATTAATTCCATTAGCTAACAGTATTAGCTGAACATCAGATAACATTTTTTTATTGCTTTGATTTATTCGTGCAGAACAAGAACCAACCTTATTATATTTATTTACTGTTCCATCGCAAAACGCTAATGCTGCAACATAAAACCTTGCTTTTCGTGAAGCAGCATATTGAATAAAATGATTAGGAACGGTATGCTTTGACTCTGCATTGAATCCATATTTTTTTTCTAAATGTGCAGACAAAAAAGTGCTTCTAATTTCTACTTTGTCCTTGAAGGGAATGTTAAGAATGTGAGAGTTGGAGAACGGTTTACTTCCTAAAGGCTTAATGTCTAGTTCATTTATGTCTTGAATATCTTGAATCCATCCAACAACCTCTTCTGCAATCCACTTATCTTTTCCCCATAAAACTATGTGACTTACATCTCTTTTTGTTTTATGTTTTGTAAATGTTCCATCTCCAGCAATAAGCCCCATAAGGATTGCTTCTTTTTCTTCAAGAGTTTCTGGAATTCCCAATGACTCTTCTGGTAAATAGCCACGGGTAATAAAAATTTTATCTCCTGGATTTAACTTTTCCGCTTCAATCATACCATTTTTTGTCATAACTAAATGATCTGGAGTTAGTCGAACTGAATATCCACTCGTTGTCTCAATTTTTACAACATCTGCATTTTTTTGAGTAAGGAATACCTCTGAAGCTTGCATTGTTTGGGGACTATATTTATTTTTTTTATCTAATATCCAATTACCTGCAAGCTCTTCTTCTCCTTTTGAAGAATCATAAGAAACTCTCCCATCAACAACAATATTATTTTTTTTACCATTCCTATAAGCCTCGTTAAAGCTAATCCATCCATTTTCTGTTAATAACATAGAATCTCCCGTAAGGCAAGGATTCGTTCCCTGTATCTTACTAGAGTCTCTTCTTCCAAACTTATCAGTATGTTTACGAACAGAATCCATATTGTAAATACCGCGTTCGCCAGATTTTGACTCATATAGGTTGCGCCATTCACGAAGAAATTGAGCAGTGTTTGGCTTTGCATTATAAACTGCAGAGTTGTTTGCAAGTGCTCTCTGTCCTTCTGTTTCCCACCATTGACCAGACTTAGCCTTTGCCATTTCAAAGTCGTCTAGATTTGAAAGGGAAATTAAGGCACTTCTACGGACTCCGCCAACTACTACTACTTCTCCCACCTTACACATGATATCGTGGGCCTCAATAGGCTTTAATCTTCTTCCCTTGGCAATCCTAAACTGCTCTACGGTAAACTTGAATAAATCATTAAGTGGTTCTGGGCCTGATGCCCTTCCTCCAAAAGTTTTTAG